CTTTCCCGAGAGGGCGGGGAAGCTCGCTCCCCTCGGGTTTTTTTGAAAGGAATTCATCATGGCAGCAACTTTTGGCGCGGCAGTCTCCGCGAACGCTCCAGCGATCGTTGACACCGCTGCTTCGCAAAGCACCGGCGCAGTTTGTGAGGGCATTGGCCTAACTGGCTCTGACGAGGCCTCGATTAGCGGTTGGCGTATCGGCGCGTCTGCAACGACGACCGATCTCATCATCGACACCGGCGACGGTCCGGGCGTCTAAACCATAAAAAGGAAAACACTATGCAACCCACGACACCTACCATGTTCCCCGAAATTCCGATACCTCAGCCCGACGAAAATCGCTACGCGCACGACGCAAGGCTCTACGTCGAGTTCTATCGCAAGCCAGTGCAGCATGAAGCACAAAGCCGGGAGGCTGGCCGGGCGATTTATGTTGAGGTCGATTACATCCGCATTCATACACCTGGCGACAAGTCGAGCGTGATTGAGCGCCCGGTCGATGCGCTTGACTCGCAGCGTTTTGCTGATCGGTATGCCAAGTGGAAGGCCGGCCAGGAAGAGGCGGTGAGTGGCACGCCGTTGACTGCCCTGCCTGGCATGACGCCGGCCAAGGCTGAGGAGTACAAGTTTTTCAAGATCGTGACCGTCGAGCAGCTGGCCGACGCTGCGGACAACCTGGGCCAAAAGTTTCTTGGCTTTCAGCAAGACAAGGCTCGCGCTAAGGCGTTTATCCAGGTCGCGGCGAACAACGCTCCGATCGAGAAGATGAACGAGGAGCTGCAAAAGCGTGATGCCGAAATCGAAAACCTTCGCTTGATGGTTGAGGCACTGCAAGCGCAGGCCAAACCTGCCAAGCGAGCCGTGGCCGCTGAGGCCGCCTAAAGGAGCACCAAGGGATGGCCTTCCAGATTGTCAACGAATCGACACTCCTGGCGATCGTTCAGAACGTCGCCGCGATGGTGGCCTTCCCTGTTCCATCAGATCCTGCAGGCGATACTGATCCGGCCGTTCAGCAGATGGTTCAGGCCGCGAACATGGCCGGCATCGAGCTCTTGGGCATGTATGACTGGCAGGAGCTGATCAAGCGTCACGAGATGCCGATTGTGGCCGCTGAGGCCAATCAGAAAGAGCGTGCGTTTGATCTGCCCGAGGATTTATACGACTGGATCGATCAGACCAACTGGAACGCTACAAACCAGTTCCCGTCGCTCGGTCCCGTCTCGCCGCAGATGTGGCAGCAGCTGCTGATCCGCACGACGCTGCCCACGCTTTCGTTCTACTGGCAGGTCCGCGACAACAAGATCTACGTGCTCGCGCCGCCGAATTCGCCGCAGACGATGAGCGTGTTTTACCTGTCGCAGGGCTGGGTCCGCGATCAAGATGACCCCGACCTGTACAAAAACCGCATCACCAAAAACGGTGACATTGCGCTTTTAGACGCCACGCTGATCACCCTTTACACCAGGGTGAAGTGGCTTGAGATGAAGGGCCTGGACTCGGCTGCGGCTATGCGTGATTTTCAGATTCAGTTTGAAAACCGCAAGAGCTCCGAAAAAGGCGCGCCGGTGCTGTCGATGGCGCGCGATTTCCGCTTCCCGTACATCCAACCGCTCACCAACACGCCTGATACAGGGTATGGGGGCTGATCATGCCTCTAGTCCCGCTCAAGCCCTTCAAAACGCCTAGAAGGGCAGCCGCCGCGCAAGTTGCGCAAGTTGCAGTATTGCCTGCACCGACCGGTGGCCTGAACTACCGCGACCCGATCGCGGCCATGACGCCAGCCGACGCGCTGGTGCTTTCCAACTTTATCCCGCGCCAGCAAGGCATCGAGCTGCGCAAGGGCTGGCAGGCTTACGCCGAGGCCGTCGAGATCGCTAGCGTGGCGCAGCCGGTTGAGTCGGTGTTTGGCTATAACGCACCCAACCCGGCAGACAATAAAGTGTTCATGGCGGCTGCCGGCAACATCTACGACGTGACCGACGGCGGTGCGCCGGTTGAGGTGGTTACGGCCTCGGGCAGCGATGACGACGAGTGGTGGACAACGCAGTTTTCCACGGCCGCGGACACGTTCCTTTTGGCCGTCTCGCCTGGCGCAGGGTATTGGACATATAGCACCGGCACCGGGTGGGTCGATCGCACCGCGACCACGACCAACATGACCACCGACGTCCGCACGGTTGCCGTGTGGAAACGTCGCGTCTGGTTCACGTTCAAGGACGATCCCAACGTCTATTACATGGACGCGGTGGACGCTGTCACCGGCACGGTGGTTTCGTTCCCTATGGGCTCGATCCTGCGCAACGGCGGCTATGTGTCGGCGCTGTTCAACTGGACGATCGACGCTGGTTTTAGCGTGGACGACTTCCTGGTCGCGATCGGAACCGAGGGCGACGTCGGCGTATGGGAGGGCACCGACCCGACCAGCGCGGCTACGTTTGGATTAAAGGGTGCCTGGTACGTGGGCCCTGTTCCGCGGCATGGTCGCTACTTCACGCCATTTGGCGGTGACGTGATGATCGTGTCCGAGCTCGGCCTGGTGCCCATGTCGAAGCTGATTACCGGGCAGTACACGCAGGACCAGCAGATCGGCCCAGCTTCCAAGATCCAGAGCGTGTTTGCGCCCTTGGTGCGGCAGCTGCTTGATGAAAAGTATTTCGACGTGTTTGTGGTGCCCTCGAGCGAGGTCCTGGTCATCAAGCTGCCGGCTGATGCTGGCACGTATCGCCAGTTTGCGATGAACGTCACCACCGGCGCGTGGTGCGAGTTCCTGGGCATCCCGATGCGCTCGGCTGCGGTGATTGGCAGCCAGCTCTATTTCGGCACCACTGACGGCCTGACCTGCAAGGGTTTATTCGGCGATCGCGATGGCGCTGACACGTCCGCGGCCGGCGGTAACTACGTGGAAGGTGAAATGCAAACCTCCTTCCAGCACTTCAATACGCCTGCGCAGCTGAAAAAGTTCGGCATGGTGCGGCCAGTGTTTTTGTCTACCGCAGCGCCGGCGGTAAAGCTCATTGTGAACGTGCAGTACCAGTTCAATGGCGTTGGCGGCTCGCCGTTCTTCTTTGGCAGCGATAACGGCATCTGGGACGCCGGCGTGTGGAACTACGCAACTTGGGTTGGCCAGAACACTTACCAGGGATGGTTTGGTTCAGCTGGCCTGGGCTATTACGGCTCGCTGCGCATGAGGGTGCGTGGATTACCTGCGACGGTCTTCACGTCCGCGCACATGATGACTGAACTAGGTGGGGTGATGTGATGACGCCAGAAGAGTTTCTTGCACTGTTCAATGAAATTGACGGTTCAGTTGCAAGTAAAGCTAGCCTTTATAACCAAATGCTCGACAGCGGCATGACAGATGCCGAGGCTCGAGCTTTAGTTGATCAAACAGTTGAGCCTCAAGAAGACGACGCGTGGAATTGGTTGACGTCCGCGGCAAGTGTTCAGCGTTTGCAAGACGGCGGCACAGTTTTAGACAAAGCAAATTTGTATAACGATTTGGAAGGCCTTGGTTACTCTGACCAGGACATTCGCAACATTGCAAGTGGCGCGGTTGGGCAGCAAGAGGATGACGCTTGGGATTGGTTAACGGCCGCTGATGACGTTTTAGATTTGCCAAGCAATGCAACGGTTTTAGATAAAGTTAATCTGTACAACGATCTGCAAAGCCGAGGGTTTTCAGACCAAAACATTCGCAACATTGTTCAGGACGTTCTTGGTTCGCAGACTGAAGAGGCTTGGGACTGGCTAACGTCTGCAGATCGGGTGCTTGATCTAAAGTCTGGAACAAGCAAACAAAAGGCGGATTTGTATAACGACTTTCTGAAAAGCGGAAAGACTGATCAACAAATCAGATCAATTACAAGCGATGTGCTTGGCGAACAATCGGACAGCGATTGGGACGCCCTGCAGCAGCTTGCCACGTACCAGCAATCGCCAAGAGGGCAATCAAACTCTGGTTATCAAAGCAGCTTGATTGAGTCACTTCGCGGTAGCAGCACTGCGCCTTACAGCAACAATCCAGGTGTGAACGTGTTTGCTAATACGCCTCCACCTGGCGTATCGAGCTGGACTGCGCCTATCAACATGGGCGCGTTTAATCCGCAAGTTTTTGAAGGTAACAAGGCAAGCGATCAGCAAATATCTGATTGGGATAGTTACAACACTTATCGCAACAATTCGTTGAATGCCAAGTCTCCTTATCTAAGTTTTTCGCAGTGGCTAACAAGCGATAAGTCTGACGGGATGCCTGACCCGGACAAGGGTTTAGAGTCGAATCCTTTCCCAGATTCAGATGATCTTATTCGACAAGCTGGTTGATTGTGAATCTTGTAACAGATCAGCCCGATCAGTACCCGGTCATCTGGCAGTGGCTGAATAAGCGCATCAACCTGCCCTGGTCTACGGACCTGCGCACAATGGCCATGATGCGTGAGGACGGCACAATTGCCTGCGCAGTTGGGTTCAATGCCTGGACGCCAAATGCTTGCTGGATGCACGTCGCGTTTGATGGTCCGCATGGATTGAAGCGCGGGTTGTGGCGCTCAGCGTTTGAGTATCCGTTTGTGAAGGTGGGCCTCGATGCGGTGTATGGGCTGACGCCTAAGCACCTGCAAGAGGCAATCGCGATGAACGAACGTCTAGGGTTCCGCAGAATTGCGGAGACAATTGACTGTGTGATGTTTGAAATGAAGGCCGACGAGTGTCGGTGGCTTAAAGGAGTGAAACATGGGCGGCAAAGCATCAGCACCCCCGGCACCTGATTACGTCGGCGCAGCGCAGCTGCAGGGAGAGCTTTCGAAAGAAAGCTTAAATATGCAGAACTATGCCAATCGGCCAACGATTAACACGCCGTTTGGCACTCAGTCCTGGAACACGCAAGCCGTGCAAGATCCAGCGACGGGTCAAGTGGTCACGGGCTGGACGCAAAACACAACCCTTGCGCCGGCCTTGCAAAGCGCCTTGCAAGATCAAATGGATATTCAGGCCGGTCGGAGTGACCTTGCCAATACGTTCATGGGCCGCGTTTCAAATGAATACGGAACCGCGCCAAACTATTCAAATTTGCCGCAAATGGCGCAGGCTGCGCAGCCCGTCAGTTTGCAAACCGGGACGACAGACTACGTGCCTGGCTTGAGGACGGAATTTAGTTTTGGCAACGTCCCGCAGATTGACTCAACCTACCGTGACACAGTGGCCACGCAGCTCATGGATCGGATGCGCCCGACGCACGACTATCAGCAAAAGCAGCTTGAGACAAAACTTGCCAACCAAGGTTTTACGCAGGGCAGCGAGGCCTACAACCGGGCGCTTAACGAGCTCAATCAACGCCAGTCTCTTGAGCGTTTCAACGCGCTTGATCAGTCGGGCAATGAGGCCCAGCGTCTGTTCAACATGCAGATGCAGTCGCAAAACACTGGCTACAACCAGAACATGGGCGCCGCGAATTTCCAAAACCAATCGCTTAACCAAGCGCAGGCGATGGATTTGGCAAACATGCAGGCGGCCAATCAGGCCATGGGTCAACAGTACGGACTTAATCAGCAGTATGCGAATTCGCAAAACGCTTTGCGTCAGCAAGCGCTTGCCGAAATGCTTCAGCGGCGTGGAACATCACTCAACGAGATGAACGCGCTTTTAACTGGCCAGCAAGTCTCTATGCCGCAGATGCCATCCTTCCAAACCGCAGGCCGCGCTGAGACGCCCAACATCCTGGGCGCAACGCAAATGAACTATGACGCGCAGCTTGGTGCCGCAAACGCGCAAAACGCCGCGTTTGGAAACTTGCTGGGCGCTGGTGCGCAGCTGGGCTCGGCGGCCTTTATGTTCAGCGATCGCCGGCTCAAGTCCAACATCAAGCGCGTTGGCACGCACGCAATTGGCGTGGGCATTTACGACTACACCATGATGGGAATGCCGCAACGTGGTGTGATTGCACAAGAGGTTCAGCAGGTAAGGCCTGACCTGGTCAAGCGCCACGCCAATGGGTTCCTCATGGTTGATTACGGAGGCCTTCAATGAATGACAACATGATGTTCGATTACCTTTTGCAGATGGGCGCAATGCGCCCCGAGCAGGAGGAGCTCAAGCGCAAGCAGGCCATGATCGATGCCCTGCGCGGCCGCGCTATGGAACCCATGCAAGGCCAGATGGTCGGCAAGCATTACGTGGCCCCTGGTATCGGCCAGGCTATCGCGCAAATGGGCACGGCCTACATGGCAGGGCAGCAGCAAAAAGGCGTCGATTCCGGCATGGCTGGGTTCAATCAACGACAGCGCCAGGCGCTCGAGGAGCTGCGCAAGCGTCAGCGCATGGGCATGGGCGGCCAAAGCAACCCGGCGATGACGAATCCATACGCTGGCCTGCCGACCTACGGTGACGAGGCCTGAAATGGCTGCGTACAACGATTTCGGAGTGCCTCAGCTGCCGCCAACGTATTTGCCCGAGGACGAGGTTCAGGGCGAAACGAAGCGCCTGCTGCGCAGGTCCCTGAGTCAGGGCGGCACGCTTTCGACCACCGTCCAACCTGGCCAATCGATGCTGCCCAACACCATCGAGAAGCTGCGCGGTAGGGCCTCAGACATGTATGACAAAGCGACCAAGCTCATGGAGCAACCGCTTGACTACTCAGGTATGCAGGCGTTTGCGCAGCAGCGCGGCCAGCAGGGCGAGCAGGCAATGCTTAATGCGTTGGCTGCGCAGTATGCCGGCGAGCAGTTCCAGCCCTTGCAGCAGCAGTTTATGAAGACTGCAGCAAGCACGCAGGATCCGATCAAGATGGGCGGCGGCCTGATCACCAACACCGGCCAGTTCATCAAGGACCCGGAGGTTGCGCAGGACAAGCAAGTGCAGATGCTGCTCAATAACGCGAAGGCCTATGAGCAGCAGGCCATGACGGCCGAGACGGCACGCGAGCGCATCGAGGCGCAGCGCAAGCACGACCAGACGATGGAGCAGCTGCGCATGATGGGCCTTGGCATCCAGCAGCAAGGCGTGGATTTGCGGCGCGAAATGGCAGCCAACAAGACCGAGGATCACAGCAAGACCTGGCGCGCTGAGGACACGCTGCGCAAGGACTTTGACACGCTGACCAAGGACCTGCGCGATCAGCTGACCGA